GATGAAACCTAGTGAGAAGAACTCAAGATCATATGAACAGTGTGTTGAGATGTGCGAACGCATAGCCATGGATCATGACTGGAATGGGAATGATGTAGAGTTTAAAACATGGTGGACAAAGCGTGACCTGTATGCTAAACAGAGGGATGCATCTAATGGACACAACGCCAGAGTATCCGACAGGATGCTAGAAGAAGAATACGAAGCAGTCTTTGGCAAGCCTTGCGGCAGGGCAGAGATGCCACGCATGGAATACAGAGAGTTTTACAACCCAGAAGTTAGAAGGAAGGAACTAGGACTATGAGTGACACCAGAGAAAAGATGTTAAGGATATTCAATGACCTTAACAGAATGTCAACAAGCATAGCAGAAGCATATGATATTAACCTATCAGACATTCGTAATCTTGATGATTGTTTGTGGACTTTAAGGAAAGAGTTTGGTATAATTCCACAGAAGGATGATGATGGTTCACCAATGTGGTACATGGACTTTATTCTAGAGGAGGAGAAGACCAATGCAAAAAGAAAGAAATAAGTATGATGATGCCTATGTACTAGGCTACTATGCAGGGTATCACACTGGTGATTATAACAATGATTATAACAAGGACAAGCAACCACAGTACCATGTTAAGTACAAGCATGGCTTTATGGATGGTAAGATAATGAAGGCGAGGGAGGGGGGTAGGTCATGAGCATGGCAACAGCAGTCTGTCGTCACTGTAATGACGGAGAAGCAGAAGCATTGTATGCAGTAGATGACAAGGTAGAATGGTACTGCTCTGGCTGTAACATACAGTGGTCAGAAGAACCACTGAACTATCACACCTACTACACACGAGAAGAACTAGAACGAGTATTTACCTATGGAGAAGACTGATGGATGTGTTCTTATATATACCTATTGTATACCTTATATGTGTAGGTATCCTAGCTAACCTAACAGACTATGATGATACCATAGGATTGCAGATGATAGGCTTTGTTATGCTTGTTCTTATGCCTGTTGTAGGTCATGTAGTATATTATATGTAACAGGGGGGTCTCTCTATGAGCGTAACTTTAGAAAATCAGCTTCAACTAGAAGCAGACATGATGACTGGTGGTATCCACCGATTTAGAAAGGCTCTAGATGCGGCTATACAGAGCAACAGGGAGGGACAAACAAAGCATGGTAGGATTATACTATCGCAGATCGTAGAGGCTGTCACGGAGGGCGTGAGGGACATACAGACTAACCCTAAGTCTAACCGTGACATCACATACAGACTTATCAAGGACATGGATGCGGCACAGGTAGCCTACATAGCATGTGTGTCACTGGTTGACAGCCTGTCTAAGAAGACTGTACTGCTACATGTTGCCCGAACCATTGGTGCTAACGTAGAGATACAGGACAGACTAGACAGATGGATAAACTCTGAGGGTTCAGTCGCAGAGAATACCATCAAGGTTGCTATGAAGAAGGGACAGACAGCCAGACGGTTTGGACTAACCCACAAGATGAACAAGGATGGATACCAGTCTACTGAGTGGCAGAAGACAGAGCGTATTCATGTCGGACTGAGGATGGTTGATGTCATAATTAGGACAACAGGTATCATAGGGCTGACGAAGGAAGTAGTATCAACCACAAAGACAGTCAACCACGTCAAAGCAACGAAGGGAACAGAGGAATGGGTCAAGGCTTTTAATGAGATAGCAGAGTCAGCCAAGCCTATGTATGCACCATGTATCATAACGCCTAAGGAATGGACAGACGTTACAGGTGGTGGGTACTATGGTAAACTGATAGATGAACTACCGATAGTGAGGAGAGCATGAGTTTAAAGTATCACCTGAGAAGGTTATCTAGTCTAGACTTATCACAAGAGTACAACTGTCTTAACACACTACAGGGTACATCATGGAGTATCAATCAGGAGTTGCTTGAGGTCATGACTAACCTGTGGGAGGGTGGTCAGTCATGGGCAGGACTACCAGCCAGAGAGGACATACCGCTACCTGACTACCCATTTGACAGAGACCCTAAGGACTTGTCGGATGAGGACAGGGAAGCCTTCCGCATCTGGTCACGCAGACGTAATGAGATATACTCAACCAACAACAGGACAATCAGTAAGCGTGTACAGGTTGAGCGTACACTACAGGTTGCCAAGGAGTACAACCAGTATGAGGAGTTCTACTATGTCTGGCAGAACGACTTTCGTTCACGCAAGTATGCAAGTAGTACCTTCCTGTCACCACAGGGGGCTGACTGGTCTAAGTCCTTGATGCGTTTCACCTACAGTATGCCTATCAAGAACTGGGATGATGCTAGGTGGTTGTGTATACATGGTGCTAACCTGTACGGCAATGACAAGGTCACACTAGACCAGCGTGAGACATGGGCATGGAACTTTGTTGATGAAGTCAACAGGATTGTAGCCAACCCATACGACTACACGCTGTGGACTGAGGCAGACAAGCCTTTCCAGTTTCTTGCGTGGTGTTTTGAGTTTGCCGCCTTGAACAAGCAGGGATGGGGCTTTGAATCCACGCTACCTGTGGCTGTAGATGGTAGCTGTAACGGCCTACAACACCTGTCAGCCATCCTTAGGGATGAGCGTGGTGGGTATGCCACTAACCTTGTACCAACGGACAGTCCTCAGGACATATACCAACAGGTAGCTGACGAGACTGTGGAAAAGCTCAAGCAGGATGACACTGAACTAGCACGGAAGTGTCTAGCCTTTGGCATCAATCGTAAGCTAACCAAGAGACCTGTCATGATTGTACCCTACTCTGGTACACGTCACGCCTGTCGTGTCTACATACAGGAGGCTATTAAGGAACGCATACATGCTGGTGAGGAGAACATCTTTGGTGATGACTGCTTCGAGGCTAGTTCCTACCTTGCTAAGTTTGTGTGGGAGGCTATCGCTGATGTTATTCAGGCGGCCTCTAGTGTGATGGCCTACGTCAAAGAGATAGGCGAGGCATACGCAGAGCAGAACAAGTACATGGAATGGATAACACCTACTGGCTGGCTGGTACTACAACAGTACAATCAGACACAGAAGAAGAGAATAAAGACACACCTGAGTGGTGAGATACTTACACTAACCTATTTACAAGACAAGGAGAATAGTGTAAACAAGAGAAGAACTGGACTTGGTAGTAGCCCTAACTTTATACACAGTTTGGATGCTGCCGCCATGACCAAGACTATTAACAAGGCTTCTGGCTATGGTATTAAAGACTATGCTATGGTTCATGATAGTTATGGAACACATACTACTATGATGCCACTGCTGTCTGAGATACTGAGAGAGGAGTTTGTTAAGATGTATGAGGAGCATGATGTCTTAGACGAACTGCGTACTCATGCAATGAACGTGTTAGGTACGAGTGACCTACCACATCCACCTACTAGTGGAACTCTAGACTTGCAGAGGGTATTGGAATCCCCTTACTTCTTTGCATAAGTTTCTAAAGTTACCCTCTAGCCATACTAACTAACGATTGGAGTAATGAATGGAAAAGAAACTAGAACGGATTATCATCAAAGGGTCTGCAAGTTGGGCGAAGGTGTTCACACCTGATACCAAATTCAATCCTGCTGGTGTGTATTCCATTGACCTAATTGTCCCTGAGGACGAAGCGGCAAGCGTATGTGAACAGCTTGATAATATCTGCGAGGCAGAGTTTAACAAGCACGTCAAGGCAAACCCTAAGTTAAAGGCAAGCCTGTCCATCCGCAAGCCATACGCACCTGAGTTAGACGACAATGGTGACGAGACTGGCAACCTAGTATTCAAGGCTAAGAAGAATGCTGGCGGTACTCGTAAGGATGGTACAGCATGGACAGGTTCACCGCCTGTTGTTATGGATGCCAAGCGTAATCCTATCAAGGATGTGCTGATTGGTAATGGGTCTGTTGTCAAGATGGCTGTTGAACTAGTACCATACATGATGCAGTCAACCAAACAGGTTGGTGTATCCTTCCGACTGGTAGGCATACAGGTACTGGAACTTGTTGAGTACGGTAACAATGCTAATATGTTTGATGAGGAGGATGGCTTCGTTGCAGAGGCTGTAGCCAAGGATGATGCGGCAGATGTGTTTGATGACAATCAGGTAGATGCGGATGCCGAAGGGGACTTTTGAGGAACGAGTCATCTCTGACCTAAACGAGCGTGGCGTTCCACATATATACGAGCCGGATAAACTGGCCTACTATGTGGAGCGTCACTATGTACCTGACCTAAAGATAGGTACTGAGAACCAAGTTAACTCTATGTATGTAGAGTTGAAGGGGTACTTCAGGCAGGATGCACAGCGTAAGATGAAAGCAATCAAGGCACAGTATCCAGACTTGGATATTCGCTTCGTGTTTCAGAACGCTAACGCAACCATACAGGGTGCAAAGAAACGTAAGGATGGGACTAAGATGACTTGTGCTGAGTGGGCAGACCTTCAGGGGTTTGTCTGGGCAGAGGAAACTATACCAGAGGAGTGGTTAGATGGATGATGAAGAGCGTTCTTTTAAGGAAGATATAGTTAGAGCAACTATGGTTCAACAGTGGGATATAGAATCAGTAGTGTTTGAATTATTATCATTAGTTAATGATGAGCAATTAAATAGTATTTACTACGACATTCTTGACGGATTTCAAGCTGAAATGGATGAACGAAAAGAGGCATACCAATGAGTATCATTGACGTTAAAGAAGAACTAGTCACCGACATCGACATGAACGCTGAGTTTACTAAGAATGGACTGAGTGTATCTGTATACCTTGATGACGTTGAGTACAAGCAGAAGGTACACTATGATATGATGGCGTATCTTATGCTTGATGATGCAGACAAGTATGATGAACAGTTTCTTATATACTTTGTTCATCAACTCAGACTGATGGCTGACATTATAGAGGAAGGTATTGATGGAAGAGAATAGTGAGTTCATAAGACACACGTCTTGTTCTCATTGCGGCAGTAGTGATGCTAACTCACTATACAGTGACGGCTCTCACTACTGCTTCTCTTGCGAAACCTACACTGCTTCTGATGATCAGGAACAAGTAGCAACAGAGATGGAGGTTCACGATACAACCCTCATCCCTGTTGAGTACAGGGAACTGAAGAAGCGTAAGCTCACCAAGAAGACGTGTGAGTTTTGGGGCTACGGTGTAGCAGAGTACAGAGGACAGACAGTACAGGTTGCTAACTATCGTGATGCAACAGGTAAACTACAAGGACAGAAGCTACGCTATGCTAACAAGGACTTCGTAGCTACTGGTAACATGAAGAAGGTTGGGCTGTATGGTGAACACCTATGGCGTGACGGTGGTAAGATGGTTACTATCACTGAGGGTGAGCTTGATGCCATGTCCCTGTCACAGGTACTAGACAACAAGTGGCCTGTAGTATCCCTGCCATCTGGTATAGCCTCTGCAAAGAAGGCTATTGGTAGGTCAATCGAATGGCTGGATAAGTTTGAGTCAGTCATCCTAATGTTTGACAACGATGAGAAGGGGCAACAAGCGGCACTTGACTGTGCCTCTGTGTTACCACCCAACAAGGTAAAGATTGCCAAGCTTCCTCTCAAGGATGCCAGTGACATGCTGGTTGAGGGTAAGACAAGGGAACTACTTGATGCCATGTGGGGTGCTAAGACGTACCGTCCAGATGGTATCCTTGCTGGTACTGATATATGGGATGTGATTGTAGCTGATGATGACAAGTTCAGTATACCCTACCCATACACAGGACTACAAGAAAAGACAGGTGGATGTAGACGTGGTGAGATTGTTACGATTACTGCTGGTAGTGGTATTGGTAAGTCACAGTTTGCTCGTGAGTTGGCACATAATATTGTCAAGGCAGGAGAGACCATTGGATACATTGCCCTTGAAGAGAACGTAAAGCGTACTGGTTTAGGCTTGATGTCTATTGAGATGAACCAGCTACTACACCTAACACAGAAGGATGTGCCAGAAGATGAGTTACGAAAAGCTTTTGACAATACTGTGGGGTCAGGTAGAGTATTCCTATACGATCATTGGGGAAGCACTGACTCAGATAACCTACTCTCTAAGATTAGATACCTCGTTAGGGGATGCGATTGTAGATACATCATTCTTGACCATATCTCCATTGTCGTATCAGGCATGGAGGGTGGCGATGAGCGTAGAATCATTGACAATACTATGACTAAGCTTCGTGCCTTGGTTGAGGAACTAGACTGTGGTCTAATTCTTGTGTCCCATCTCAAGCGTCCGTCTGGTGACAGAGGACATGAGGATGGCGCACAGACATCAATGGCACAGTTGCGTGGTAGTGCTGCCATTGGTCAGCTATCCGACATCGTGATAGGGCTGGAGAGAGACCAGCAGGATGAAGACAATCCAAACACTAGTCAGGTCAGGGTACTAAAGAATCGCTGGTCTGGTGAGACAGGACTATGTTGTTCGCTTGTGTACGGTACAACTACTGGACGCATGACAGAAACTTTCTTTGATGAGGTTGATGAGGACGAGATAGAATTTTAACTAGCTACTGCGGAGACAGAGCATGAAACTAATATTTGATTTAGAGGCTAACAACTTGCTACCTGATGTGACTAGAGTATGGTGCATCATAGCAAGGGATGCAGACACTGGAGAAGTTCACGGCTTTGACCCAGACAATATCAAAGAGGGCTTAGAGTTTCTTAGTAAGGCTGATGTACTGATAGGGCATAACATTATTGACTATGACCTACGAGTACTAAACAAGCTGTATAACTTTGAGACAGATGCCACACTGATTGATACTCTGGTATACGCTAGAACAATCTGGCCTGATGTTAAAGAGGTTGACTTCAAGCTACACAAGCAGGGACGCATTGATGCGAAGCTGATTGGTAGCCACAGTCTCAAGGCATGGGGCGTAAGACTAGGAGAATTAAAAGGTGATTTCAATAGTGGTACTGAGAGCTTTGCAGAGTACTCAACCGACATGTATGAGTACTGCATACAGGACACCAAGGTTACGGAGAGCCTGTATAAAAAGATTGTTGAGAAGAAGTTTAGTCAGGGTGCGCTTGATCTGGAGACAGAGATACACACCATGCTTCTTGAGCAGGAGAGACTAGGGTTTCCCTTTGACGTACAGTCAGCACAGAAACTCTATACTAACCTAGCATCAAGGAAGGCTGAACTAGAAGAACAATTACAGAGTACCTTTGAACCTACTGTGATTGAACTAAAGACTAAGACCAAGACTATCCCATTCAATCCTGCTTCTCGTAAGCAGATTGGTGAGAGGCTAATCAGCAGGGGCTGGAAGCCTGAGGCATACACCGACAATGGTGAGCCAAAGGTAGATGAGACTGTGTTGTCTGGTATTGATATGCCAGAGGCTAAGATGCTGAGTGAGTACTTGCTACTCAACAAACGCATTGGTCAGTTAGCCACAGGTAAACAGGCATGGCTGAAGATGGAGAAGAACGGACGACTACATGGTAGGGTAAACCACATGGGTGCTGCAACCTCACGGTGTACACACTCTAAGCCTAACATGGCACAAGTACCTAGTGTTGGTGCTGAGTATGGCACGGAATGTCGTTCACTATTCATCGCACCTAAGGGGTACAGTCTACTTGGTGCTGATGCTTCTGGTCTTGAGCTACGTTGTCTTGCTCACTACATGGCTGCATATGACAACGGAAGCTACGCTGACGTGGTACTGAATGGTGACATCCATACCACAAACCAAGAAGCTGCTGGTCTACCTACTCGTAACAACGCTAAGACATTCATCTATGGATTTCTGTATGGTGCTGGTGAAGAGAAGATAGGTAAGATCATAGGCAAGGGAGCAGGAGAAGGACGCAAGATCAAGAACAAATTCTTGAAGAAGCTTCCGGCTCTGAAGTATCTAAAGGATGCTGTCTCCGATGCTGCAAAGGAACGAGGCTGGTTGAAGGGTTTGGATGGACGTATCATTCCTATCCGTCACAGTCACGCTGCATTAAACACTTTGTTACAGAGTGCTGGTGCTATAATCTGTAAGACATGGTACGTCTTTGTTAATCGTGCCATCAAGAACTCAAACTTGGACGCACAGATTGTGGCGTTCATCCACGATGAAGTACAGCTACTAGTAAAGGAAGGACAGGAAGATGCAACAGGAGAACTTATTCAACGAGCAATGCGAGATGTCGAACAACACTTCGGATTCAGATGTAGACTTGACAGCGAATACAAGTATGGAAGTAACTGGGCAGACACCCACTGATAATTGTACAGAGTGTAGTGTAGAATTAGATACTCAAAACTGGATGCCTTCTTTTGCTAAACGAAAGCAAAGAATATGTAATACTTGTTACAAGGATAAGTTTAACACCAAGAATAGTAGGTTAACTAATCCACTACAGATGTATGTTAATGGTAAGTATATCTCTCGTAAACATCCCCTCTACAAGGCAGGAAACTACAAGACATGGGATGATGTACATAGTCATAGTATACTAGAGACAGTTAAAGAGGGTGAGGTATATGTGATCACTAATCCTGCTTGGCCTGACTGGGTAAAGATTGGTATGGCTATTGATGCAAGGGATAGATGCAAGGGCTACCAGACAAGCAGTCCAATGCGTGACTACAAGGTGATGTACTCTGTAGCTACACAGGACAGACGCACTACTGAGGCTGCTGCACACAAGGCTGCTGAGAAGATTGCTGAACGTAGGGGTGAGTGGTTCAAGATGTCAGTAGGGCAAGCGAAGGAGTGTATCCAACATGGACTTTGATTTCTTTTTCAAACTAATCATAACCTGTAGTTTCTTTGGTATAAGTATATGTCTGTGTATCAAATGGATTGTGGAGTCTTACTTAGACTACATACAAGTCAAGACTGGTATACAAGTTATGACACATACCCAGATTAAAGACCTAGAGAACTTAATCAAGAAGGAGAATGATGATGACCCTTTTGCTCATTGATGGTGACATCATAGCTTACAAGGCGGCTACCTCTGCTGAGACACCTATTAACTGGGGTGATGGACTGTGGACACTACACTGTTATGAGGCTGACGTAGCGGTACGCATTGAAGACCAGATAGGTAAGCTACTGAATGAAGCACCTGTGCAGGACTGTATCGTAGCCTTGTCAGACAAGGATAACTTTCGTAAGAAGGTTGCTCCCTACTACAAAGCTAACAGAAGTAATGTCAGGAGACCCATGCTTCTTGGCTGGGCTAGGACATTCATAACTGAGAAGTACAACACTATTATATACAGAGGACTAGAAGCAGATGATGTATTGGGAATACTTGGTTCTTCTAACGAAGACACTATTATCTGGTCTGAGGACAAAGACCTACGGACTGTACCAGCAAAGCATTGGATTGATGGGGAGGTTGTGGAAATCGGAGAGGTTGAGGCAGATCATAACTTCTTTGTACAAACTCTTACTGGTGATGCTACTGACAACTACAAGGGTTGTCCTTCAGTTGGTGCGAAGACTGCTGAGAAAATCCTTGAGTTTGGTGACGGCTGGGGTGCGGTGGTCAGAGCGTTCATTAGCAAAGGTCTCTCAGAAGAAGTAGCACTAGAGAACGCACGACTTGCTAGGATATTACGCAATGGTGAATATGACACAGATACAGGTGAGGTAAAGCTATGGAAGCCAAGCACGAAAAACATGAAGACTATATGAAGCGTAAGCTAAAAGAGTTTGAGGAACGTGACATGGTTAATAGTCCTGCTCACTACGCTGATGGTAACATTGAAACCATTGACTACATTGTAGATGTGTTAGGTGACTACGAGGCTATCAGCTACTGTCAGGGTAATGTTATCAAGTACACAGGCTCACGCCTATGGAAGAAGGGCAAGCCTGTTGAGGATGCACGGAAAGCCATATGGTACTTGGAGAAGATGATTGAACTGTTAGAGAAAACAGAAGGGGTTAACTGGTAAGATGATTGACTTTTATGAATACCAACAGAAGGCTAG